CATACAGACTGCCACAGTTGGTGCTTTTTTGGTCATACTATTTTCTCCTTATCTTCTATTATTATTTTTTCATCTGGAATTTCTTCATGTTCCAAATCGGCAATAGGTAATTTTAAAACTCTTAAAGGTGGAAAAGATTCTTCGCTTTCACCCTTCGGAAATCTTTTTTGACAATCGAAGTCTCCTTTAAAGAATTGTTTAATCATGGTACCTGTTCTTGACCTATCTTTATTCCATTCATTTCTTCTTATTTCTTCATAAAATTTATCATAATCAAAATAATAAAAAGCTTCATCTTTTAAAACTGATCCACTTTTAAATGCAGCAAACGTCGTAGCTTGTGGTCCATTGACATAATCAATTATATATTTCTTCAACATATCAATTGGATTTGTTCCAGCTACAGGTTTTAAGTTTTCCATATTTGCCCAGAGCCCATCTAATATAGTTTGATATTCGTGATTTTTGATTATAGGTGGAAAGACAGAAGTTTGTTCTGCAATTAATGCTCTCATTTCTTTCATCTCTGCAATCTTTTTAATATGTTTTGCATGTATCTGTTTAACTTTTCCACTTTCTAAATTCACATCTACCATAAACTCAGGTTCAGGTTTATAATTTATTCTTATTAACCCAGATAACTCTGGCCATGTTGTATTCCTATGACTCCCTATACCAAATTTTCTTTTTAAACAAGTTCCTTTTGCACAATAAGAAGATATAGGTAAATCACTGCATTTAAATCCTTTGGTTTCTTTTTTCCAATACTTTATTTTTTCATTTACTTTATCATCTCCCCACAGATCATCATATTCAATATAATTTCTCGCAGCTCCTAATAATTTCTTTTCCCATCCCTCGGCAAATTTTTTCTTAGCAAAGACCATAAAGAAATCTATCTCTTTCATCTTTTAACTTTTTTCCACTATCTGTTATCTCCTTACAGATCATTTGTAAGCATGGAGGACCATCATGAAATTCTTCAGGGCCTCCCTTTATAATTTCATTTATTTTTTTACTTCCTATTTCTTTTAATGATTCTTTTGTTTGAAGATTTAAGTCAACCACTTTTATAAATTCATCTATTTCCATTTTAGTACCGTCCGGTCGATATGCTTTTCGCTCCGTCTTCTTATAATAAGGAAGATTAATAAAACTCCCTGCAGTCCTTTCGTTATTTTGATTAGTCCCTAAGGTTGTTTGTTTAGGAAATATTTCTGTATTATGTGGAAGTTTAAATAAAAATAATAAATTAGATAAAAATTCTCTGATTAAAGTAGCCGGTACTTTTTCTTTAGTAAAAACATAAATATGAAGTCCTCCACTTTTTGATTCTATAGGAATGACGGGTAAATTTTTTTCTTGAATAATTGTTAAATATTTTTGTAGATTAAAGGATTTATAATCTTTAGGATCAACATCAATTGCACCAAAACTCGCTTGTGAATTATCATCACATGGTTGAATTCCAATTGCCTTTTTTCCCGTAAGATGAGCTTCGTAATCTTGTAGAGTTATAGGGCGTTT